GGAAAAGGAAGACATGGCGGTATAAACAGCGGTAGACTAATTACATTAAGTATTGCATCGACTGACTTACACTGACCACAATCAGATTTAAGGCGAAAACTGGCGTTTCAGGTCACAATTTGGGTGGTGTTCCCATCTCGGCCTCCAGTTCTCAAGCCCAACCATCATGTCCGTTACAGAACAGTTGCACTACAATGTCTTTTCATCATCCCACCCAACTCTCTACTGCATAGATAACCGTATGTAGGAGCCATACCGAGCGCGCGGCCGTAGCGACGCGCCTAGTACATTCAAATTTTACTTGCTGCATGCTAACAAGGGTTGACACTATAGCCAAACCAATATCAATGCCCTAGCAACCTATCGGACGTACTGCAACAATATGCTGTAGTATTTTAATAGCTAGGTACGTTTGAACAAATGGTTTACTGCGGAAAGATACATCTCAAAGTAGGAATAGAGAGATCTTTATCCATCAGTAAATCAGCAAGAATGTCGTTGTAAGAATCACCCAATTGAAGATTGTTCAAATTCAATTCAAATAGGCTCTGAAAGGTAGTACTCCACCCGTACACGTGGTCTAACATGTACAATATATGAGGTGTAACCACAAGATTTGCATTATCGCCAAATCTCATGGAGTACTCGTGAGCGCGTCGCGCAAACACAGCTTCACTTCCTTCGGTTAACACTAATCCTCTATCAACAACAGCTGCCAAAGGTGGTATAAATTCAACTTGCTTACGGAGCCCCAAACAAATGCCTCGAAGAAGACACTTAGGTTCTACATCCTTGGGGGGGTCAATAACGACTCCAAACTTGGCCAAAACTTTACCAGGTTTCGGTCCAAAGGTGACTGCACTATCACCAGTGGTGGTTTGAGCTTTATAAAACCTACAAGAGCAAAATTCGAGAGTATCAAAACTTTCCCGATAAATTGCCTCAGCCTCAAACCCCAAGTACTCCATACCAATTTGCCAAGGGTACTTATAATGCTCAGCATGAACCAAAGCATTATCATCACCCTGCAAAGCCATTTTTATCCTACTCCTCAAAAACAACCAATTTGCCAAAGAGTAGGCCAGAAAAGCACGAAGGTCGCCACTACGCAACCAATTAAACTTATGATATAAATACAAATGTGTCAATCCGTTCAAAATCGAATTAAACAAAGATGTATAGGGATCACCGCTTTTCCTGGTGGCATCAATCTTATACCTCCACCCATGAGTGGTATCTCCGTGGGTCTGTATGTTAGCTCTCATCAAATCAAGCACGGCGCGTGGAGCACCGAACTGTTCAGCTAACCAGACCTCGTATTCACAGAATGGTCGACGGACACTAGCATCCCACTTGCCGACATCATCCTCCAGAGGTTTCCACCCTTCTTCATAAACAAATTCAGCCACTTTGCGAGCTTGCAGACCGGATGTGAACGCCATAAAAGACTTGGTGTTCCACCTCCGTTTAATAACCTGCTGCAAAGCTGCAATCCAAGGCCCAACTATACAAATGAACTGAGGTTGCGCACCAGAAATTAATCGTGGTGCCTTCTGTCCAACACCAGCAGGTGAACAGTAAGTATTATTCTCAACCTTTATAAAGGACTTGCGCTTAGTCCACATGTACAATTGGTCCTTAGTTAACAATGAGTCTTCATCAATACCGAGGGCCGCTAATTCAACGAAAGTCTTGCG